AGCGTATTGCTTGCCGTCGACTTCTACGATTTTCAGTTTCAAGGTCTTGTCTCCTTGCGAGCCATCCGGCCCAGTGCGCCCCGCTCATCCGAACAGACAGGCAATAAAAAGCCCCGCGAGTGCGAGGCTGGTTTGATTTGGCGCGCTACGTTTTGCGATGTATCGTTTCGTGGCGCTGGATTGCTCGATTACAGGCCCGCTCGGGCGAATGCCGCGGCGTCCTGCTCGCGTAACTGATCAAGGGTGAGCAGCTTGCCCTTGTCGTTGTAGAACTGATCCAGATCCAGACCACCATCACGCAGCAGCTTGCCGCGCGCCGGGCCTAACACCTGATCCTGCCTTGCCGCGCTCTGCGACTTGATCCAGTCGCCGTAATTCGTGGACTGCGGCACCTGACCATCCATGCTCGCCCGCGTGCCTTCTGGCAGGCCCTTGGACAGCCTCAGCGCCTCGTAACTCTTGATGATCGGCATCGATGTCGACCGGCAGCACCAATGCAGCTTGCCCGGCCCGCTGAGCCAAGGAACCTTGTGGCCGATTGGCAGATGCCTGCTGTCGTTGGTGTAGACGAGGCGGTCACGCAGCCGGCATGGGGCCGATGTCTTGTTATCCAGGGTGCTGAGCCAGCGAACCTCGTCGACAAGATCGTCGTTTTGCTGGTAGTAGGCCTCTCGGGCGCCCTGAGCGGTGTGGCTGATCGCCGTCCGCACCACCGAGTCAAGGTCTCGGCGACTGCGCTCGATCAGGCCGTCAGCGTATCCCTCGGCCCGGGTGCCCATGATGCGGCGAACGATCTGGTCAGTGGTTTGGCCTTCGGTCATGCCGATGCGGATGCCGTCGCGGATCTTCGCCGCCCGCCCCGCCTCAAGGTCGCCCATCCATTCCTTGAGCAAGCGCCCCTGGAATGGCCGGCTCAGCGCGATCTCTCGCACCTGCGCCAGGTTGACCGTGCTCAGCTGGACCTCGACCAGGACCTGGCCGGGAATGACCCGCGTGAACAGCGCGCCCTGATACTCGACCTCGTACTGGCCGATGTCGACGACCGACTCAGCCATGACCTCGCCAATCGAGGCATAAATCGACTTGTTCAGCTCCAGCACCGACACCAGCACGGCGTTGAGGTGCCTGGCCGTGTAGGAGTCGGCGCCCAGGCGATCGATGGCGTCGATCAGCCGGGCTCGAAGGTCGGCATCCACGCTGTTCAGCAGCTTGATGACCTTGCGCACCTCGGCATTGCTGAGGTGCGCAAGGTCAACCGCGTGCCCGATCGATGCAGATTGCAACTGCTCGTTGACCGTTGCCATGTCAGATTGCCCCTAGTGCCGGCCCTTGTTCCTCGATGCGAGCCTTTTCAGCCTCCCAGTCGAGCTCGTCGCTGATGACGCCGCGGCGCTGCATCTCGGAGTAGAGCGTTTGATCGCTGAGCTTTCCGGAGTTTGCCATGCTGATCAGGTTTGGCAAGCTGACCTCGGGCGCAAAATCCGAGTCGAAGTTGCCGCGCATTTCGACGTGGCCACCATCACCCAGGCTGCCGTAGTCGGCCAGGATCTGGAGCAACTGGGCGATGCAGTCAGCGAACTGACCAGCCAGGCGAGCCAGAGGGGACAATTCCTGCGCCGCTTCCTCGTTGGCCTGTGCCGCCGTCTTCACGGCTTGCTTTTCCTTCTGGAGCAGCTTTGCCCCAGCCATCCGCATATCGTCGACCAGATCGTTCAGCGAGTCGCGCCCGGCGGTGATTGCCGCCCCGGTGTGCTCGACGTACTTGGCGTTTCCGTCCTTCGGCATGCGGGTCGCGCTGGCCGAGCTGATCGTCAGCTGGAATTCTTCGTTATCGGTGAACACGAACAGCAGCGGGACGCGGGCAACGTGCAGCAAGTTGTCCTGGTCGCTCTGTGACTGCCAGTGCTTGACGTTCAGGTGAGCCAGTTCGAGTAGTGGCGGCTTGGCCGTCATCGGCCCGGTGCGGCCTGTGTAGAACGTCACCCATGGAATGTACGTGAGGCTGGTCGAGCCCTCCCCGTTCAGCTCCCAGGCTCCGCCATTGTCGGCCTTGCGGTAAGTGCGCCAGCTCCCAGGCTCCAGCACGCGGACTTGATCCACGCACTTGACGCCGAAGTCGCCGTCTGCGATCTCGACCGACTCCATGTAGCGAACCTGCATCAGCTTGCCGCCGGAGAAGCGCCAGCCACGCACCTGGCCCGGCTTGATGATGACGGCGTAGGGTCGAACCCCGGCAGCCTCTTCCTCTGCGACGGTCTTGTAGAGCTTGTTGCCTTCAGCGTCACGGGTCGGCGGGTGCTCGATCATCGCGTGACACAGGCCGCTGGCCAGTGCCGATCGGAACCACTCGACCGACCACGAATTGAGGTCATTGCCTCCCAGGTCGATGTCGTCGCAGAGCATCTTGATCGGCTCAGGCACGTCCTCGCCCAGCTGAAGAGGCTCAGCGAATACGCGGGAAGTGCTGCTGCTGACCGTCTCGGCGTAGGCCGGGAGCAGCGTGGACAGGGCCAGGCGCTCTTTGTAGGTGTCGTCAGCCTCGGCAGGATATTGCGGCAGGAGCGTGGCGCCAGCCTTGCGCATTGCCTGAGTTCCGCCCATCAGCGGATCAACAATGGCCCAGTGCTCGCGCATGCGCTCAACCGCCGGCAGGGCGATGCTTGGGTCGTCGTTGCTCATGGGCTAGATTCTCAGGGATGTTGTGGTGGTTGGTGTTGGCTTGCGCTTGGTCATGGCGACCGCGAAGTAGCGGAAGCCGTCAGCGCCGTGGGATGCCTTGTCGTGCAGCGGCTTGTCTTTCCAGCAGCCGCGCTTGTCGTCCCACTCCTTGCGGTAGCTCTCAAGGTGGGTGATGCCTTCGTCGCATTTCTCTTCGTCGAACGCGCAGCGCGGCAGGATCTCCCGAGTCGCCTCGATGCCGGTGTCTACGCCGGTCTTTGGCACGACCTGGAACTTGATCGAGTACCGCTCTCCATCGATCTCATAGCCTTCTTTGGCGATGTCCTTGCGGCTCTTGGCATCGCTGCCGAACTCGCGGTTTTCGATGTCGTGCGGCCCCCAGTGCTCGGAATAGGTGTAACCCTTTTCCTTGAGCACCTTCATGTAGTGGCGCAGGCCTTCGCCGCTGTTCTCGTAGTAGTCAATGACGTGGTATTCGGTGCCGACCTGACGCACGAACCAGATGGCCGTGGAGTCGCCGACGCCGATGTCCCAGATAGTCATAACCGGCAGGTGCGAGTTATCCGGCAACTTGCCGATTCGCCCAGCCGCGTAAAGCTTGGTGAACTGCTGGGCGTAGTAGGCACCTTCGACCGACTGCTGGAAGGCCTCGACAGGGATGGACGGGTACTCGCGCTTCATGTCATCGCCGAGGGTCTTTTCCTTGGCGGTGTACCAAGCGCGCTGCCCGGGGTTCGTGACGATCCCGTGCTTGGCGTGCAGTTCGTTGAAATAGTCAGTCAGGCGCTGCGGAATAACCGCCGTCGCCGGGTCCAGCCAGTACAGCGGGTTACGCCACCAGCTGAAGAAGAAGAATTTCCAGTCGAGCAGGCCGAGGGGTGTGCCGCTCAGTTGCTGCTTCTCGGCACTCTGCGAGTAGTCGAAGAAGTAACCGGCCCTACCCTCTGCCGTCGACTCGATGGTGACAAAGCAATCGACTGCCACCGCCTCGAAGGCGCCCGTGACGATCTCCCGCGCCTTGTACGGATACTTGGCGCAGATCTTCCCGAACTCGGAAACGTGCAGGTAACGCAGCGTGCCGCCCCGGAAGGACGTGCTGACGTAGAGCGAGCCGCCTTTGCTGAATACCAGCTCACCCGCCGCGTCATTGCGTGCCGGGTTGGCCGCCTTGATCTCAGCAGGCAGGTTGTCGTAGGCGTACTTGACCTTCTCCCGGAACAGGCGCTTGGCGTCCGGCAGGGTGTGAGCGATCAGTGCGCACTTGGCAGCCTCGAACAGCGCAGCATCCAGCTGGACGATACAGACCAGAGTGGTGAAGCCGAGCTGCCGCGCCTTGAGGATAATGTTGCGGGTGTGCATGCCCTGGAAATAGTCGATCTGCTCCTGCGTCATGCGGAAGCGGACCTTCTTACCGTTTTTGTCGGTGATCCAGTAGAGATTGTTCAGGCGCCAGAACCGATCCCGGAGCAGCTTCATGTGCTCGGGCTTCATGGTCAGGCGTCCTTAGATAGTTCATCCATCAGGCTGGACAGCTCGTCCACATCGGAGGATTGCTCCTTGTCGTCCAGGTTGAACGCCTGGCGCTCAAGCACCTGAAGGTTCTTCATTGCCGAGGAAAGCTGAAAGAGGGTTTTGGCATTGCTGGGTAGCGATACGGCTCCGAGCATACTGGCCCGACGCATGCCATTGCTGTCGCCTCGCGTCTCTTCCTCGATGGCGTCCTCGATGGCGTCGCGCTGCTGAATGGTTGTCAGCAGGTCATCCATCAGTAGGTTCGCAAGGTTCGAGGCTTTGCGAATATCTCGGCGGTGACTGCGAACAACCGTCGCGCCTTCCTCTGCGGCCTCTTCGACGATCTCGGCGTCACGCTCAGGGTTCGCACATTGGTCGTCGCGAACCTCTCCGCGAACCAGCTTATTGCGAACCTCCTTTCGAACCTGCTCGGAAAGGTCTCGCGCCCATCCAGATGCTTTGGCCTTCTTGCGGATCGCGGTGTCGCTGATGCCGTTACGCTCAGCGATGGTCCTGATAGAAAGCGCGCCGGCCCGGTAGGCTCGTTCAATCGCCTCCCAGTCGGGTTGCTTGTCTGCCATGTGAATTCCTTGGTGTTGGTATCTCGTCAGCGCACTCAGCGAATGCGCTCAGGGGATACGGGCTATTCCGGCTTTGCTCTCTTGCTGAACAGGTCGTATCGCGTATCACAGAAGGCGGTCGTCACCTGCTGCGTGATCGCCTGCATCGAGTAGGCCTCGAACTCACTGCTCGGGATGTCTTCGCCGATGTCGTTCAGGATGAAGCGCCAGGCGTGCGCGCACTCATGGACAATCAGGCCAATGATGCCGTGGCGGCAGCTGTCGGCCTTCAGTCGCTCATGGATGCAAACAAGAATGCAGGTCTTGCCCGCGCTGTTCTCGAATCTCAGGGTGCAGCCAGCCGAGTTCGGGTAGGGCCGAGACATGCCGAACCGCTTCATTTCGCGATTCCAGGCTTTCTCGCTCGGACAGAAGCCGATGTATACCGGTAGCCAGCCCTTATCGAGCCATACGACCTGATGCTTTGCCTTGGCCATAACCTTCCCCCAGTGTCATACCAGCCACCCGATGATGTGCGATCCGATCCAGATAGCGCCCTCGATCACGGCCCAGCCAACTACGGCGGCGACGATGGCGAGCGTGGTGAAGATGCGCTGAAGATTGAAGTCCATGCCTCTGCCCCCTCGATTCACGCCACGTCAGACGAAGCTGTACGCAGCAAGGACCAGAACAATCAGGCCGATTGCCGACCAACCGAGGATGGAGACGCCTTTCGATGAATTGGTGTTCGAGGACATGGTGAATCTCCTTTCTGTTCGCGCCACGTATTGGCGACCCAGTGATTCGTAGCGCGCTACTTGCTCAGCTTCGGCTGAAGGATCACGCGGGCAACCATCACCACTAGACCCAGCACGCCGTAGGCCACCGGTGGCAGCACAGCCTGCAATTGAGGCATCAGCTGCTCAGCGATACCTAGTGCAGCGATAGCGCCGCCGGCCTGAACGCTGGTCATGCTCAGCGCTTGTTTCCAGTTGTCGATCAGTTGCATGGTCATCCCCTACGGATTCTGTTGTTGGCGGACTGCGGCGGATACGGTCTTGCGAAGTTCGGCGATGTCGGTAGCCAGTTCGGCCAGATCCTTGTCGCGGCGTTTCTCGGCCCATTTGAACCAGGCGCGAACCAATACCCATGCAGGCAGTCCGCACACGAAGATGATCCCGCCCAGGGCAATCACCCCGACGTCGTCATTCGCCCATGAGCCAATGCCAAACCATCGGACGACGAAGGCGCCGCCACAGATGCTGGATACCGACGTGCTGATCATGGCGACAACGAACTCGCGCACGGTCTTGGGCAGCGTCATCGCCATTACGACGATGGCTGCCAGGACGGCAACGAATCCGAATGCCCCCAGCTTGTACAGGGCGATACCGCCTGCTGCGGTGAGTGGGCCGGGCTCAGACATAGATTGGAGTCTCATGGCGCCTCGACTTCTCGGCGGTTTGTTAGATTCGGCGCTCTACGCTCTCTGCATCCGCTCATAGCAAGGACGAGGGCGTAGGCGCCGAAAGGGCTGGACTGATACATCCGGGAAAGCATCCACTTGGGTAGCAGCTTTCCTCGGAGGTACAAAAAAGCCCGCAGCATGTACGGGCTTTTTCCATTGCAACCAGGTGTATTCAGCAGCGCATCAGGCCGGCACCGTCCGGCTCGGGCTTGGCCGTGGTCATCACGAAGTGATTGCTGGATGCGCGCAGGTTGCTTTTCAGGTCGCTGTCACCGGACTGGCTACCCGTTCGCCACATGGCGAGGGTTAGATCCAGTCGCTGCATCGCTGCAACTTGCGGATCAGCCATCGCGGCCAGGTGATAGCTGACTGCTCGCAGAGGCTCCGCCATCGCGGTAACCGAGAAGCAGGCCATGCAGGCGGCGAAGGCCAGCCCGAGGTACATCGTCAATCGCTTCATCATTCAACATCCCCCTTAGGGTTATTTTTCACAGGAAATAAAAATCCCAGGCCGTTAGGACGGACTTGGCAAGGTGTCACAGGGAGCGCGTGGTGTGCTCGGTTGCAGATGTCAGGTCTGGCGAACCGCACCTGATCACGGCGTTATCACTTCGTCGCGCTTTCAGCTCTACAAGCCGCGATCAAGTATCCGTGGAAGAATTGGCGTTTCCCGCATCCATCGGTTCATCTGCATTGGGGTGCCAACTCAATCAACACTCAACGAGGGGTGAGCGCTTCATGTCGATCAAGCTGGCATTCCAATAAAGACGTTTCCGCGTCTGCGGGCTGGCGGTTTTATCCGCGTCGGTGGCGTTGGTTGATCTTTTGCGGTCTCTTGCGAGGGACTCTATTACTACCTGACCCGCAACAACGGCAGGATGGGATTGATAGTGATCGTTTGATCACTCTTAGTCAACACTTTATTTCTCATGCCACCTCCGAGCAGATCAGGCCTTCGCCATCGAGCAGCGCCTGGGCTGCACACAAAGCCTCGTCCACTTGGCTATCCAGCGCTTTGCGGATCTCGTTGCGCCACCGGCGCAGGGTTGAGTCTGGGCGCCCGCTGTTATCCCACTTCGTCATGTCGTACCAGGATGCCGGGATAACCGATGTGGATCGCTTCAGCGTCTGCTTGCGGTCGACGGTGTCATCCATGCCGCGCAGCCCTTTCTTGTTGAACGAATCGACCAGGGGCTTGTTCTTCGCGATAGCCTCGGCCTCACGGCTTACCACTTCGATGGTGGTCGACTCATGCTTCCCGCCCACCTTCGGGATTGCCCAGGTCAGCACGGCAAGTTCGCGGAACCTGGTCGGGGCCGGCGAGCGCGTAAACTTGTACAGCTCCAGGATTGCTTCATGCTTCCTGCCTTCGTGCGTCGAGTACTTGGCGACCAGTGCGCGCCAATGCTCGGAAGAAAGGCCCTTGTGCAGCCGGCCGAATACCCAGCAGTCAGTCAGGAATGCCTCCTCCTTCCCGACGATGGCGCCCTTCTGCTTTGCCGCCTGCACCTTCGGCTCGAAGTCCTGGCCACCGGTGCCGCTCATGGTCTCCGCTGCCAGAGCCCGGACTACTGCTGCGATTACGCTGCGATAAATCATGGCTTCGTCCTCCCGATCTCGGCGGCTGCACGGACGATGGCGCGTCGAGCGCAATCAGCGTTGTAGTACGCCTGCGCGTCGTCCGTCCTCACAAGCGCCGCGGGATGACTGCCAGGCCGGCAGATAGTCAGATCGAGCTTCACCGCCAAACGCAGCGCATCACCGTCGTCGCTCAGCGGATTCCATGGCTTGAGAGGGCCGCCATCGAATTCCTCTACCATGAAGTCTCCTTTGTCACGGGACATCGGCACATAGAGCACGCTTCCCATGCCAGCAGCCTTGGCCGCCAGTTCCAACAATTCCCGATCTTCCATAATTCACCCCTTCAAATAGCCATCAATGGTCAGCTCGCTATACCGCATCCCCAGCGAGCATTTCGTAACTGATCGTGGTCCGCCCTACCTCGCCGAACTGGCTGTGATAGGTGATCACCTTGGCATCACGTCCGGACATCCAGCCGCCGCGGCTCGCGTGACTATCTGGCGCTGCCAGTGTCCGGTGCTGCTCCAGCTGCATGGTGTTGGTTTCACGCAATACGTTGTGGTGCAGGTGGCCGGTATGCGCATAGCTGAACCTGGTGCGGCCGAACACTTCGCGGAATTTGGCGATGAACGCGGTCTCAAGGGAGTCGATGCGCTTCTTGTGGCCGTGATGGAAGAACAGTGAGGTCAGGCCGTGCTCAAGGCAGTAGTACGGATCTGGCCGGGTTATGACCTCGATTCGCGGCTCGTTCTCGTACAGGGCGGCGAACAGCTCGCGCAGCCACATGCTCGAGGCCAGGTCATGGTTGCCCTCGGCCATCAGCAGAACGACGCGCTCATGCTTGGCCAGCAACATCGAGGTGATACGGCGGATCACGCCAATGGCGACCCGAACAACCTTCTGGAATCGGGTGTCAGCGTCAACGATGTGGCCGGATGTCGGGGTTACCGCGCTGATGCCGTCCCAGTGCAGGAAGTCTCCAAGCTGGGAAAATACGGCGGATCGGGAGTCGGGGGCCTGGGCGATGGCCGCGCCGAACCAGTTTACAAGCAAGTCCTCGGCGATCTTCATGTCCCAGTCGCCGCCGGTCTCTTCGCCCCAGCTGTTCATGCCCAAGTGGTAGTCCGTGATCACGTAGCAATTCAGCAGCTGATCCAGGGTATGGGCCGGGGCCTTCACCGCGATCTCGGGAACGATCTCGGCGGACAGGGCCGATACCGCCTCGCGCATCATTTCGGCCTGCCGCTCATGGTCGATCGAGGTCTTGACCCATTGCAGCTTGGCCTTGCCGTCCTCGTCGTACAGCGTCGACGTGCCCTTCAGGTGAAATCCGTCCGGGACGGTCTTGGTCATGTCGTGCTCAGGGCTCCAGCCTTGGCGGGCCAGCTTGGCCTTATGCGCAAATGCTGTGCGTATGTGCATACCGAAGTGGGCGGCGGCCTGCTCCACGGTCATAGTGGTGAGGGCTTCTCGGAATTGCTCGGGGGTTGCCTTCGCCTTCATGGGAGCAGCTCCGTCAGGGCTTCATCAACGCGATGCAGCAAGATGTCGATCGTGTTGTCGTTGCGGATGAACCAGTCGCAAAGGTCTTCGAAGGCGGCCTGCTCGCTTGCGTGAGCGCTGACGACTTCGACACCTGGCCGATCCAAGCCGATCACATGACCGCCTTGGGACGCGATCCAATCCGCCTCGTTGGCGAATCGCACGTCGGTGATGACCAGGCTATGCCCGGCGAACCTGGCAGCATCCCAGCGGCGCTGCGCCATCAGAATCCACAGTTGAGGGTGAACGAGCTCGCGGCCCCATTCGGTGCCCAAGGTCTGCGCCATCTGCCGCGGGCTCTTGCCCAGCCAGTCAATGACCACTTCCTTGGTGTCCCGATTGATCAGGTCGGCAGCCGGGAATGCGCCGAGCGCGCCGAGCATTGCCCGGATCGGGTCGGCGAAGGCGTACTGCTGAAATCCGTGGCTCTCGACCAGGTGTGCGCCTGCCGTATCCTTTCCGCTGCCGGCCCTGCCAGCGATGCCAATCAATCTGCTCATTCGGTCACTCCCTGTTTGTTTGCCTACGCGCGCTATCATATCCGATACAGTCCCTCTGTAGGGACCGTAATAATCAGAATGCCATCACTTTTTATCGAGCTTGAACCGGTACCGGTCAGCCAGATAGCTGCGCGGGATGAATGCGTCGATGACATACCCGTAGAGCTTTACCTCGTTTGGGATTCCTTCCGTCAAGGCGGCGACGTAGTGCTTGCAGCCTGGTCGACCCATGGCCGGGTCATGAACGACGTGGAATCCATCGACGCACTCGCAGATAATCTGGTGCATTCCGCCCGGCATGTTCAGTGACGGCACCCCGACGAGATAAGCCCCGTCCTGGGTCATTTCCGGCAGGTCCGCGGTATCGAACGACTCGAACGGGATCTCCAGCTTTTCCAGAGCCTGCCTTGTGCTGACGCCGCCGGCGAAGTACCAGTCGTGCAACTGAGAAACAACAAACCCGACCGGCTCGCACTTGAGCATGGCCATGCACGTCGAGAAACAGGTGTTATAGGTTGGCTGCACTTGGTGCGAAATCAGAAAGCTCATGCCTTGTTCTCCCCCGCAAAGCGCATCTGGCGCGCCCGGCTGCACTTCGCATGACTGCCCGCTGCGCGAGACTTGCCGCACTCGGTGCATTTGGTTTTGTTGATGTACCAGGGCGATGGCGCTGGCTGCTGAAACATGGATGGTCGGCGGTTCATGTGAATAGATACTCGACGCCCAGGACGATCAAGCCAATGATGGTCATGCCTAAAGCGGCGAATACCGGAAACATAAGGCCGCACAGCACAGGCCCTTCCCAGTCCCGCGAATCACGCCATCCGCAGATAATTCCTACGACCATCGCGATCAGCAGGACGACTATGCAAGCTTTTATGAGCTGCGATTCGCCTTCAGTGGTTGGCATCGGGTAAAGCGTTTCAACACACGATGCGTATTCCTGCTTTTCTGCAACGGAAGCCCGGGCGACCTCAAAACGGCTTTCGAATACAGTGCAACGATCTACGCGAGCCCGGTGCGCGGCGGCCTGTGCTGCTGCGTTATTCGCTGCGCTTGCTGCGGTCAAACCGGCGTTAACTGCTGTCATACTCATGCTGTCGCTCTCTTCAGTTCACGGGCCAGCGCCCGGTAGTGGGCCTTGATGGCTTTCAGGTCATCGACGGTGTACTTGCGGACAGACTGATCAGCCTCCAGCGCCTCGACGGCTTCCAGTCCGATGCGGACGATCAGGCCGATTCGGTAGTCGACGGCATTGCCGGAAAGGAATCGGTTGTCCTGCTTGCTTTGGGCGTGACAATTGCGCTCATCGAATCGCAAGTGAGGCGCTGAACCGACGCTGCGATAGTGGCCCGCATCTACTGCGTTACCGCTCCAGTCCAATGGCTTGCCGCTGGATATGCAGGCGTGCCCGGCCAGCTGGTCGCGCAGGCGGATGTAGGCATTGAAGGCGATCTGGGTCTCGCGCATGTGCTCGCCGCGGGACTTCAGTTTCTCCTTCTGCGCTTTGACCTCCTTTCGCCCGACGTCGGCCAGAGCCTTGCGCGCCTTCTCCTGGTTCACGTCCTTGATGGCCAGGCCGCAGGCGTAGTTGCAGACGGATTGCCCGAGGCGTTGCGGGACGAATGAGGCTTTGCACGCTGGGTTCTTGCAGGTCTTGGCCTTGGGCTGCTTGGTGGCGAGCATCAGTAAGTCACCCCGAACCAGAATTTGCCGACCCGCACATAGCGGTGATTCCCGTCGTAATAGAGGGACTGGTACTGCAAGAAAGGCTCTGCTGACGTCGTACCCCAGTCCGCATCCCAGCCCGCGCTCCAGTCGCCATAGCGGATTGCCCACCAGATGTGCTTGAAGATGCTCATCAGTACCTTCCTCCCCAGTTATCCCGCTGCGTCCATCGCACCTGGTGCTCGGCGCCGAATGCTGTAATCCATTCGATCAACGACGCGCATTTCTTGATGCCCAGCTTCGACGTGCGCTCGTAGATCACGTCAAAGCCATTGCCATCGAGCGCCGGGATCATCGTCGCGTTCTCGCCTTCCTCGCGCAGCCATGCGGCCGTGCACAGGCGCTTCCAGATCAGGACATTCCACTTCTTGCCGGCGTGCTCTACCTGCTTGGCGATATCGCTCAACATGGCGTGCAGCTTGGCGTTCTGCTCTGAAGACCGGTCCTCGTCGGATATGGCGATTTTCTTGGGGTTGGCCAGGTCCAGGCCCGACAGGAAGTTGATTGCTCGAGCCCTGTCCGCCTCATTTCGGATAACTTGCTCAGCCATGCCTGAACGCCTCGTCAAACTTGCGCTTTTGGCGCTGAAGTCGTCCGATCGCATACCCAAGCGGGAGCTGGATTGCCAGCCAGATGGAGAGCACGATCATGGCGCCACCCCCTTCCCGGTCCCGTCGCATTTTTTGCAGTTGGTCGACGGCGCCTCGTCGATGCCGGTAGAAATAGTTCCCCAGCCATCGCAGACAGGGCAGGCCTTCTGGACTTGAGTCTTTGGCGGTTCATCGCCGGACAGAAACGCAATGATCTGCTTGCGCGGGTCGTCGCCAGGGGTAAGCCAGAGAGCCAGGCGAATGCTTGCCGTGTGCAGCAGGCGCTTAGCCTCTTCGAGCTTCCTCTCCAGGTCCTGGCTCAAGTCGAAGAACGAGCGGCGCGATTGTTCGGTGTTGGCCAGCTGGGCCTCAATGTCGATTACATGGTTTTTCCAGTAGCTGCCCGAGTCGTTCCATCCATTGCAATACTGGGTGGCACTGGCTCCAGGGTTGCCCGAGAAGTCATACGGCAGGTACTGAGGGACCGGACGCCCCCACGCATCAAGCGCATTAGGGATCTTTGCACCAGCCGAATGGTCGATGCTGTTAGGTCTGGCGCGGATGGCTTCCAGCTTTTCTTTCAGTCGCTCAAGCTCCGATGGCTCACCGTCCGCACGCGACTCACCGTCCGCACTGTGAGTACCAACAACACCGTGAGTATCAGCGTGCGTGTAGAGCGGGCCGTAGCCATCAAGGATGCGCGCGAACTGGTCCAGCGCCTCGTCGTAGCCGTAGCGCATGGCCTCGTAGCGATCAGTGATGCCGCGATCTTCAAGGCCGCAACCCATGCCCTGTTCGCTGTATTCTGGATATTCAATCTCGACAGGCTCAGGCAACTGATGCCACTCCAGCGTGCCAGGGATGGTCAGGTGGGCGGCGGGCTGCGCATCCAGAGGGCCGAAGCTTGCGAAACCGCCAACGCCCAGGATGCAGTCGAGGGCATCGCTTCCGGTACCGGGCGTACTGGGAGTGGGTGCGAATTCTTGCTCGCGCATCACCGACTCGTCAGCCGTTCTCGACATGCGAGCACACTCCCTGGCGAACTCATCCGGCTTGTAGCTGCCGATATCTCGGATGATTCGGCTCATCTTGCTGCTGAAGTAGCTGGCATCCAGCCCGTAACGATTGTTCATTTCTTCACCCCGCCGTATTTAACAAGACACTCCAGCGCGTACTGCGCCGGGTAGGACCACTTGATCTTGCCGCCGAGCCAGTCGCCGATCGTTCGGTGACCGACGCCCAATGCCGCGGCTGCTTCCTTCTGCGTCATCCCGGACGATGCGATCAGCTGCCTGATGTGTGCCGGGTCACTGCTTAACTTGCTTGGGTCCAGCTTCATGCGACCTCCATCCGTACCCAGAGACCGCCAAGCCAGCAAAACAGGTCGGGCGCCCAGTTCGAGCGTTCAGCGCTGGCATTGATCTCGCTGATGGTTGCCTTTCGGAAGCCTTTTGCTTGCGCTTTGGCTTCCAGTTCGGCGAACCCTGGTTCTGCCAAGTAGGCAACGTTCGCCGCCTCACGAGCCTGGCGCTCGTGCTCTTCGTACATGCAGACCGCCATTTAGGCGGCCTCATAGAAGCGCTCAAGGCGCGATTCGAAGATGGTGGTGTAGACAGCGCCAACGCTGTCGCAGATGGTGTAAACGGTCTCGCCAGACCGGAAATCAATATGGGTGTGAAGGGATAGGCCCTGCTTGAGTTGTTTGGTCATTCCGATTTACCCCTTTGTGATTTCGGTCCCTTTCTGGTCCCTCTAAAGAGACTATATGCGATGCTCGCGAATATGCCAAGCGATTTCCGCACATTCGTATATCCTGTGAGTCAAATACTCACTGTGAGCTATGTACTCATGAAAAAGATTGGTTTGTGGACGCAGAAGGGCGGGGCTGGCAAGTCAACCAGCGCGGTCACCCTGGCCGGGGCGCTGGCTCAAAAACACCGCGTTGCCCTGATCGATACCGACCCGCAAGGCAGCATCAGCCGCTGGACGGAGATAGCGAACCTGCCGGCCACGCTCGAGATATTCACCGCCGAGCGCCTGTCAGACCTGAAGGGCCTGTCGGGCTTTGACTATGCGGTGATCGACACAAAGGGGGAGTTGTCAGCAGATGCGCTGCCCTACCTGGACATGGCCCTGCTGCCGTGCGCGCCGAGCATGTTCGATATCTGGGCAGCCGCCGATTCCATCGAGCTGATGAAGGCGCACCTAGCGCACCGGCCTGAGTTCATCGGCGCGCTGTTCGTCAATCGACTGGACCAGAACACGCTGCTCGGCCGGGACATCGCTGAGGCGCTTTATGGCTACGAGCTGCCCGTTGTCAGCGTCCCACTGTGCGACCGGATCGGATACCCGACAGCCATCGCCCGAGGGAGAACCCCAACGAGAAGCGGCGACAGCCAGATACGCCTGGAGTCGCTACGCTTCGCTGAAGCCGTCAAGAAACTATTGGAGGCCTGATCATGGCTCACGCTAAGGAACGCACCGCACTAATCTCAACGCAGCCGAGCAGAGCTGCCCCGCATGTGGCAAAGGCCTTGGTGCAGGCCAGCAAGCCAGTCGTAGATGAAAAACGCCTGAACGTGCGCCTCGATGCGGCCAAGCACGACAAGTTCCGCCGGGCCTGCATGCGCAACGAGAGCGACATGACGACGGAGATTCAGCGGTTTATCGACGAGTACATCGCCAAAAACTCACGGTGATGACCGGTATCACTGTACTCACAAAACCAGAAAGGAGCCGCACCATGGAAAAAGATGTGCCGATTGATATCGACGAGAGCTGCGTCGAGCTAGTTCAGCGATTCCAGGCTCTCGATCGGAAGGTGAGCGACATGATCTTTGGCCCGCCGGGCTACGATATGGCAGTGCTTGAGGAGCTACAGATTGAGCGCGCCAACGTGACCAACCTGGCCATGTTTCACCTCGGAGTGGCGTTCCGCCGGTGTGGCTATTTTGATGAGCCGGGCGAGCCGGAATGAGCGAGGCGCACCGTGAGCATCGTACTCACGGTGCGCGCTGTACTCACTCAGAAAGTAACGCTCCGCCGACGATTGCCTCGATGGCATCGCAGTAACCGTAGATATCCTGAACGTCGTTGTGGCCGTTGACGCAGTCGCGCACCGTCTCGCGGATGTTTCCGTCAACCTGGGTCATGACCTCTCTCAGCGCCTTGCGCAGCGCCTCGTTCTCGGCCTTGAGCTGTTCGGTAATTCCGAACAACTGGTCGCGCTCTTCCTCGGCCGCCAACAGCGCAGCAGTCAGCATCTGGTTTGTGTCCCGCTCGGCGTTCACGTTATCCGAGTTCGCCAGCAGGGCTTCCCGCGTTTCGGTGCCGCATTGGTTGCGCCAGTGGCTGACCTGTCGCGACTTGGAGTTCGCCAGAGTGCGCAGCGCCAGGAACTGCTTGCGCAGCGCGTCGTAGTCGGCGGCCGGCTCGGCGGTGATGTCATCCGGGGCTGACAGTGCAGCATTCAGCCGGTCAATCTCTGCAATCAGGTCCAGGCCAACCGTTGGCGTGCACACCATGCTCCACTGATCCTCCAGCGCCGGGAACTTCTCGTTCGCGTCCTGGGCCAGCTTCTTCAAAACACTGAAATCACTCATCCCTTCCACCCCTATATCCCGTTGATCCTGCCTGACATCGCGCCAGGCAGGTTCTATTCCGCTTTGCGAGCAATCATCGCGCTTGCTTATCCACACGGGATTAGGCGCGAGCTGACAGCTTTTCCGACACTTGAGCCAGGAACCATTCCGGCTTGGAAGCCTGCCGGACAATTGCTGATTTTTCCGCGTTCAGTTCTCCGTGCTGACGCCGCAAGCATTCGTCATAGTCAGACCTGCCCATCCAGGCGCGCACGCGCTCGTCCAGAAGCTCGCCGATCATCACGCAGTCAGGCTTTGCCTTGTGCTCGGCGGCCCGGATGAATGCCGCGTAGGTGGCCATGCTCATGCTTAGCCTGATCAGCTTGCAGACCTCGAAACTTGACCAGCCAACCTCGCCCTTTGGCGTGAAGTAGCTGTATCGACCGCCATGGACCGAGGCCATTTCCATCTTTGGGCGACCATGCGCGAACAGAACAGGGGATCCGGTCTCGGCTTGAGCGTCCATCGCCTTGTCGATCTCTTCCTGGGTTGGCGGTGCGCCTTTGACCTCGATGAATAGGTTCGCCATTGGCAGATAGAAATCAGGCACATACCAGCCGTGCCGGGTGTCCACCCGCCGATGCTCGTACAGCCAGGTCACGCCGAGCTGGTCCATTGCGTCCGCTACGCACGTTTCCGAGTGCGATCGCATCTCGTAATTGCCATGACGGAAAATAGTTTTATCTGAGCTCATTAGCGACCACTCCCGACCATTGATCTCGCCGACCGACGCGGCGGAGCAGGCTCTGACGGCTCGTCGTCATACGAACCAGCCGCAGCATTCACGAACCGGGCGTACTCACCCTGGAACTGGAGCAGGCAGCCGCCGATCTGCGCGTGACGGACCTTCGGCACTTCGATTTCGGTGATCCCGTTGCGGCCGTGCTCGCTGTCCTTGTCGCGGTGGGCAATGATGATCCAGTCGGCATCGTTCTCGATTTCGCCGGAGTCACGCAGGTCGCTCATCTTCGGCTTGGCATCACCGCCGCGGGATTCTA